AGACCTTCCGGCGCCTTCAAACGAATTTTCATTGGTTCGGCCTCCTTACAGCCGTTGATGATGGCGGCCCCGCCCGAAAGCGAGGCTCATAATCAGGTGTTGGTGCTGTAGAAAACGCCGCTCTTGCCGTTGTAGTCGGCACGGATTTCGAGGCCCATCGCACCCATCTTGAGGAACTGATAGTTCGCCGTCGGGTACAGACGCGGCATCGCCGTGGTGTTCACCGCCATGCCGATCAGCGGGCGAATGAACTCTGCGGAGGGAACAAAGCCGAAGAACTCGTTGCCCGAGAGCTTGAAGGTGACCTCGATCTTGTTGATCCGGCGATTGGTCAACAGGTACTGCAGCAGCGTGCCGCCCTTGAAACCATTGGCGCC